GGGTGACGGGGTGGATATGGGGTGACGGGGTGGAAATCATGCGGGGACTGGCCCACCCCTGAGCCGGTCCCCGCAATTCTTCTGGCTGGCGCCATGGCCCCAGCCTGCGCGAAGGCATTCTAGCTAGATGCCATTTCGCGCGTCAAGGCTTGCTGATGGCGAGGGCTTACTCGTTTGTTGCCTCAGCAATGCACTCATCGCAAACGAGACCTCCGAGAATCCATCGCCAGCCGGCTTGATGTAGCCGCTCCGCACAGGCTCTAGCGCACTGATCTCTGTCGCCCTCAAATACCGTCTCGCCTTCCGCGACCTTGGTGTCGCATCGCCAGCACTTTACCGAGAACTGCCATTGTTGCGTACCGGTCAAGTTCACTTCGATTTCGCTGATCTCTTGGTCACTCATCTTTGGCCTCCAGAAAATAAACGAGTGTTGCACGCTGGACAGAACCATCCGATTCCGTCGAATCGTGGTTTCGTTCTGCGAACCCACTGCCTGTCAATCGCTGCCTGTTCGCATTCGAGCAGGTTCGTTCCGGTTACATCCAGACGATTCGTGCATCCGTCGCAATCCACGATCGCGTTTACCTCGATTACCTCAAGTGGCATCAGGTTGTCCTTTCGGTAAGAGGCTGATGGCGTGGTCCATGGCCTTCTGTGGTTCTTCGCAGTTTTCCGTACACCAATCACAGTCGGCGTCGTGGCTGCAATCGTGAGGCGTGTTCCAAAAATGCGCCTCCGCCTCCACCGCCTTGATGCAGGCGGCAACGCACTCGGGGGTGTAGCCGCGAGTGATGTCCTGGATTTTCAGCATGCGTACCGCATCCTCGACCGTGTTGAACGTCATCGGATGTGGCCGGGATAGCTTCAGCATGTCTTCCGGTGTCATGTCGTCTCCTCTGGCAAGGCCGCTACCTCATCCGCCTGTGCCGATCGTCCCTCCTCGATCTCTTCTTTCAGATGCTTGAGCACCACGTCGAACCACTCGGACATCTTGCGCACTTGCGCCGGCGTCGGATTCTTTGGCCGAGTAAAGAGCACTGGACTGCCAGATGGGAGATAGAATACCTCCGTGACCATCTCTGACGGTCCACCGCCAAGATGGTGACTATACGTTCGCATGGGCTCATCGATCTTTACAGGCACGTTCACGATCATGGATTCACTCCTCTGAAAGCAACTCAATGGCCTTGTCTGTTAATCGATCGAACGCACAATCATACTCGCCTTCGGACTTGTAGTGACGTATCGCCTCAACGCACGCCTCCACCGCCTCAGGCCTCTCGATGAGCAGTCGCCGGGTGGCGGGAGAGAGACGGTCACACCCTCTCAGTAGCTTGCAACTCACGCAGTCGCACTCAGAGCAGCCTGACTTTTCGTGATGTCGCTTGAGGATGTCCTCGCATAGCTCGCAGATCAGGCACGCTCCATCCGTGTACCCATCGCAGCAGTCGCATGGTATCTCACTCACCGTCCGCCTCCTCTCTGGCCAACTCAATGGCACCTTCGAATACCGCGATTACCTCGGCCTTGGTGCGGCCGGGTTCGTCGTTCCAATGTTCGATATTGCCAACATAATCTACTTTCGCCACGTCGCATACCAATCGTAGTGCTGGACCGTAATCGTCCTTTTCTGGAAAGTAAGACGACATCACCAAACTGGAAGCGGTGCACCACTCACAGGCTTCATCGCTCCACGGCACCGTCTTGGTTCCGTCACTTTTCCTCGCATAACTTCCCTGGCACCATCCCCGCTTGATCCTCTCAAGGCCGCGCTCCAGACGTTCGACTGTGGTCATGCTTCACCTCTCTACTCAAAGAGTCCGTCCGTGAATCAACTTCTCAGTCAATCGGTGCAGTGCCTTAGATGGCGTGAAATCGTCCGTGATTTGCCTTTCTGCCAGGCGTCGGAACGGACATCATCCATCGTTTCTCCTTCTCTCATGGCAACTGCTGTGTAGCTTCCGAGAGGATTGCGGAACAAGTGCATTTGCCAACCGTTGTCCAGCAGCTTCGATAACTCGTCTACATTCCACGATCTCGCAGCCCGTATCCGTTTCACCACGCACGCTGGGCAAATCGGCGCATCAGACATAGCCTTGCAACCACACTCGACGCAATTCGATGTCACTCTTCCGCAGCCTGAGTACATTCTCCACCTCCCATCCTCTTGGCCCACTCCTCCGGGGACGCCTGCACGATCGGACACCAGGAGGGGGTAGGCGTTGGACCGTGTCCGATAAATCCGGTTCCGACAATTCGTGGATGTTGACAGTACGACCGTTCGTTTCCTGGCATCTCGGATACCCATCTCGACCTAACTAAGTGAACGCATCCATTGCACGTTACAGTCGCCACCACGCTCGGCCCTTCGCCGTCCGGTGGCTGATAGATGGTTTCAGTCGGCATGGGATGGCCTTCCATTTTTGCTTTCGTACTCGCCACGGATTCCCCAGTACAACTGTTCAAGTTCATCCTTGCTGCTCGGTGGCCTACCGTGTGCGATGGCTGACAATTCGCTATCAGCCGCCACCAGCAAACCCCTTAATCTCATCAGGCACGACTCGATAATCTCTTCAGCCTCGTCCTCGTCAAAACCTTCAATGTGCAAACAAGGCCACCGCATACTGATGGCATCAACGATCTCTCTGGATACTCTCACTTTTCACCTCTCTTAGTTTTCACCGGTTTCACGCACCCCCGAACCCCTCTTTCACGTTGGACGCTATCTCGTCTTCAATGTCCCCGGCACGTCCTTCTAGCCACGACCGCAACGCCTCTCGCAGTTTTGGATAGTTGGACAAGTCGGCCTTGGCGCGATCGCCAAAGTTAGTGATCGTCACCACGGCATCGGGTCCGATGGCATCATGTAGCGCGACAATGATATCCAGCTCGTCAGACAGGTTTTTCATGTGGACGATCTGGCGACGGGCACGATCGCCACGGGACTCTGGAGCCTTAGCCATCACTCACCCCCGTTCAGTGCGGCCACGATACGCTCGGCGAATAGCCTTGTCACATGCGTCATCGAAAAAAACGCGCCAAACGAGCTACGTACCGTCACATTCCCATATCCGGCAGGTTTAAATGGCTCCTCTATCCGCCACACCTCTGCGGGTGGTGGTTCGGCTGGCGCCTTCGGCTTGTCCAGTGCGTCCAATAGTGCGTCAGCGTCACCGACAGCCCATTCCGCTGCCTCGTGATTCATAAACTCAGCAGCACGGTATCCTGTCAATGCCGCACACGATGCCTCGAATCGGCGTTGCTCGCGGGTGTGCTTTGCTCGCAAACGTTGGTTCTCGGACATGATCCAGTCGATATCTGTCGGCAGTTGTGTTTTGGCGTAAGTTACTTTCGCCTCTAGTTCCGCCACATCTGCCTTGAGTGCGGCGTTCTCGGCATCTAATTCGACGAGCTTTAAGCCTTTGAATGCGGACTCTTCGGCTATCGTCTTGTAGTCTCTAGTCCACTGCTCGTCGCGCCTTTCCATCTCGCCACGCATCTCGTGGATGCGGTTGACGAAATCCACAAGCTTAAGTTCTAGTTTTGACACCAGAACATCTACGCCGCTCGCGTCTATCGTCCCATTGTCAATATCCCACGTCCACGGTGCTGGGTGTTTCTCTAGCAACTCATCTAGCGTCATCGCTTATCCTTTCAGTCGGTACCGTTGGTTCTTCGTTTTGCAGCCGCGCATTTCCACGCTTCCGCACTCGATCAAATAGCAGAGCAGATAACAGAGCTCGTCGGACGGCATGATCCCGTAGTAGGTCCGCACGAACGCCCATCGCTCCTGGCTGCCGATCCGTGTGGCGATCTCACGAAGGTTCAAACCCTCGCTCGACGCGAGCAACTTCAGCACCATTGACTCTCTCGTCGGGTTCTTAATCACAGCCAGTCCTCGATATCGCGGTACAGTTTCATCCAGTCCACATGCACGGGCTTGAGCTGGAATTTGCTGCTCGATTGCTCGAGCACCTTGGCGACACGCATCAGGCAGTGCGCCTGTGTGAAAGTCAGCCCGTGATGGTCTGCCATCGACGCCAGTTCCGGATGGACCACCAACTCCCTCTCCGTGAACTCTTCACCTTTCGCGAGAAAGTCCGTCGAAACATCCAGGCTCCGGGCGATCCGGATGAGCGTGTCCGACCTTGGTTGGCTACCCTTCTCGATCTCGGACACAGCGCTGCGAGATAACTCCGATCGCCGCGTCAGCTCCGCGATCGACAGACCGATCTCTTTTCGTCGATCTCTGACCCTGGCTCCGATCATCGCGTCAGAACCCTCCTTTCATCATTGCCCCGAAGCGTGCCAGCAAGAGCGCCTCCGCCTTGCCGTGGTGCTTCTTCTTCGAAAGATCGACGGATGGATAAAAGGACCGCGCCTTCTCTAGGCTCAAGTCCTTGTCCTTCCGCTTGATGCCGTAGGCGGGTGCCCATGTCCTCCAGGGAACCTCGTCGCTCGCGATCCCCACGAGGAGCATCTCAAGCTGACCCAGGCTGCGGCCGAGCTGGAAGTTGACCATCGGAACCGCGAAGCCGGCGCCTTGGCTGCTGTCGTTCTGGTCGTAGACGCTGGGCATCTCCGTATCGAACATCGTTCCCTGTCCACCCTTGGAACGGAACGTCTTGGCCTTGGGTTGACTGCTGCCCATCTTGGCGATCGGGCCCAGTTTCTCGATGACGACGAAGATCTTGTCGCGGCCGTAAGAGAGAACTTCCTGGTCCCACAGCACCGTCAGCGCCTCGCGATCGACGCGGAGACGCTTCTTACCGCCGACGGTCTCCTGGTAGGTGGGCATCTCGAACGCTCTGGCATCCCCTTCGGAGAGGACCGCGATCGCGCCCGTAATTCCCGGATCGATGCCAACGAATGCCTCAAAAGCCATTGAGTTGCCCCACTCTCGGAACGTCACGAAACCGCACAAACTCCGCGTCAAAGTTCAGGTCGAACTCATCCACCGGACCGTCGCGATTCTTCGCCACCACGACGCCGACGCCGTTGCGTTTCTTGTAGAGGAAGATCACCGAGTCCGCGTCCTGCTCGATCGCACCCGATTCCCGCAGGTCGGAGAGCCGCGGTTTATTGTTCTCTCGCTTCTCGACATCACGGTTGAGTTGACACAGGCATAGCACCGGGATGTCGAGCTCACCCGCCAGGTCCTTGAGCCCGCGTGAGACGCCGGCAACGACTTCTTCACGCCGCTCGAACTTCGAGCCGCGGATAAGCTGCAGGTAGTCGACGATGACCAGGTCCAGTTCCTTCTTCATGGCAGCACGCCGGCAGGCGGAGCGGATCTTGCCAAGGGTCGTGTTAAAGAAGCGGCGAATCGACAGCTTAGATCCGCTGAGCCGATTGGCTGCGGCGAGGATCCGCTGCAGCTCCTCTCGCTCGTCGTAGAAACCGCGCGTCAAATCGGTCGCGTTCACCCGCGCGTTGCTGGCGATCAGCCGCTCGACGATCTCATGCTCCTTCATTTCGAGCGAGAAGAACTGCACATGCTTGTCTTCTTCGACCGACGCATAGTCGGCGATCTGTCCAGCGAAGGCACTCTTACCCACCGATGGCCTGGCCGCCAAGATGATCAGCTTCTGCTTTCGCAGGCCACCTAAGAGCAGGTCCAGGTCGGTGAAGCCCGACGAGATGCCGATATCATTCTTCTTGTACTTGCGATTTTGGATGGCCTCCAAGGTCTCGCTGATGACCTTCGGCAGCGGGATCTCGCGGCGCTGTCCCGCGTTGGTGCCGATCGCGATTTCTGCCAGCGTCTGCTCGGCATTATTCAAGATTGTCTGTGCATCGTTGCTTGGCTGGACCGCGCTTCGCATCATTTCGATTGATGTGTGATAGATCGTCCGCAGGATCTCTTTCTCGTGAACGATCTTCGCGTAGTAGCTGACGTTGGCTGCGGTAATTGTCTCATGGTAGATCTCCAGGATCGCATCCGCTCCGCCCACTTCTTTGAGCCACTTCTTCTTCGTCAGCGACTCCGCCAGGGTAAGCGGATCGATCGGCTCAAACACTTCGAACATCTCGCAGATCGTCTGGAATATCCGCTGGTGCTTGTCGGAGTAGAACGATTCCGCCTTGAGAACGCGCATGACATCAAAGAGGCAGTCGTTGTCTCGGAGAATCGAACCTATGACCGCCCGCTCCGCTTCCAAGGAATGCGGGGGGACCGTGTTGGTGATCTCATTCTTTCCTAGCGGCCGTTTCTGTTCTCTCGGACGCGCATCCTCACGCGATCGATGCAATGGACTAGCCCTCCATGGAGACGATCATGCTGCTGGCGATCCTTCGGCTGCGGCGGATCGCTTCCGCCAGCTTGTCGGCGTCTAGCTTGATGGCCCGTTCCAGCAAGCATTCGAGGTCCAGCTCGATGTCCTCGATGTCATCGATTCTCGTAACGCTTACCGTTGGCGAGTCATCTTTCCGCGTGTAGACTTCCGCGACCGCCTCTGCTCCATTGCTCAGGATCTCTTGCCGCTCCTCACGCGGCAGTTTGAGGACCTCTTGCGGGGCTGGCGACGACTCCTGCTTCTTCTTGCGACCGGAACGCGGCCTTGTGATGCCCATCTCCTGACGAATCAAGTACACCATGGCGGATGAGATATTGTTCGCGTTGCCGGCCGCACGCCACCGCTCGTTCACCTCGGGAGGAGACAGCGTCGGCTCTTTTCCCAGTAGGTCGCGCAGGAAATCGCTCTGTGTCATGGCTTCATGCCTCCAACTGTTCGCACAATTCCTTCAATTCCTCGGCGACGTATTTGAGGTCACCCGCCTCGTCCTTGTCTTTCTGCGCGATCGCTAGCGCCAACCGTGCCGCCAGCAAGGTCGCTTCCGTCACCAGGTCTCGCTCATCCTGACGCTTAACCTTTGAGGGATCGACGCGGCGCCACAGGGCATCCACGTCGGCCTTGAGCTCGGCGAACTGGTCGACCAGCTTCGGAATGTCGTAGCCGCCCTTGAGCAGCACGCAGCGACGGATCTCGTCGACCGCCTCGTGCAGCATGCTGATCTGCTCGATGCAGCGGGTGATGTCTTTGGATGACTTGGGGATGATCGAGTCGAGATCGTCGTCATCAATTTCCTGGTGCATCTTGGTCACACTTGGCTCCTGCGCTGTTGGGCCATTCGTTGCCGCAAGGTCTCAAGTGCGGACGGCCCTGGCTTCTTTGCCACGGGACGATCGGCAGCGGCTTCCTCTTTGGCCATCTCGATGTAACTGGTGACTTTGTCCGAAGACAGGAAGGTGCTGATCCCCTTGCCTGCCTGGCGGATCTTGACGAACCGTTCGGACTCGCTCGTGAGGTACGTCCGCCACCCCAAGATCAACTCGTCGATCGTGAACAGCTTCCTCGCTTCCGCAAGGTCATAGCGGCGGCGCTGATCCAGGGTGATGTCGCGTCCCGTGACTTCCTTGTTGACCGCCGACAGCTTCTCCCAGTCCTCGATGATCTCCAGATCGAACTCGGGCGGTGTCGCCTTCGGTGGCTTGGCCTTCTCCTCTTTGACGGTCTCTGGAATGGACGGCTCTGGAAGTGGCGGCAGCAGTTCCGGCTCTTTGACTTCTTCCGGTTCCTTGGCTTTGGATTTCTTTTTGGCAGGCTCTGGATTAACGGCGGGACGCTTGAGTCCGCCGCGGGCACACGCCATTCGCTTCGCATTCGCCGCTTTTGCGCGAGCGGTCACGCCGTTATGCTTGGCCCACCTCGGAAGCACCATCGCGCCGTCGGCCCGCATATACAGCCAGCCTGCCTGCTCCATCGCTTTACAGAATCCGGTCGCTCCCAGCAGGTTCTTGTCGACCCAGGCGTAGGTCGCGCCGTAGATGACGCCGTCTTCTTCCTCGATCTCGGCCTGGCGGTCCGCCCACGACCAGAAGTGCTTTAGTTTGCCGACGATCAGGTCTTCGAGCATCTTGGCTGGATCGAACGCCTTCAGCGTCAGCGATTCTGTGAGCAGGATCACCTCTCCCTTCTCGTGCAGGTCGGTGTCCATCTTGATCCAGTCGCTATTTGCCATCGGCGGAGATGCTCCCGAAGTAGTCTTGCGTGAATTGCAGAAGCTTGTAACGAAGGAGGTGGAGATCATTGGCGTTCTTGGAGGCTACCTCCTCCCATCCGCTGGCTTCCCTGGTCAAGCACTCGACTTTGCCTCTGAGGATACGGCATTGGTTCGCTAGATTCGTGGCATCCTCGTCCAGGGACGCACATCGCTTCTCTAGTTCACGGTTCACTTCCCTTAACTTTGCTCTCTCGGAGACAGCAACGTCCCGTTCCTCCTTCAGTTTCCCGAAATGTCGCTTCAACTCGGCTATCTGCTCGCCGCATAAATACTCGAAGATGCAATCGATGAATTTCAACGGTCACTCCCTTGGCAGGCAGAAAGGTGTCCCGGTGATTGCAGGCACCGGGACGATTGCGGAACTGTTCTAACTGCCGGACACATGGTTTCCTGCTGCACCAGGCTTAGAGGGAAGGGTCCGGTCCACTTCTCTCCGCCACACCCTGTTAGCGCTCAGTTCCGTCCACATCAGGGATTGGGTATTTCTTCAGACGGTGTGTGTGCCTTCGACGCCTCTCTGGAGTCGATCCATGGTCCGCTTATGCAGCCACATCAACGCCTCTTGGATCTTTGTCAGCGCAACCGCGTTTTCGCGGCACGCAAACGGACCACTCTGGAATCCTTTGAGGCGGTCCTCGACAACTGCCAGCAATGCTTCGTTGGTCACCCCATTGACGCCGACCTCTGGAAGCGTACCGTTTTGGAAACGAACCGGCAGCATGACGGATGGAGGCGTATCCGCCCCTCTCGGCTCTGTCGACGTTATTCCGTACAAGTGATTCGCATTGCCGTGGCCTGGCTCATCCATAGCTTCCACCCGGAGCATGCCATTCAGTTCGTTTACCTTGTGGCTGTATAACTCTCTCACGGTCACGTACCCCTTTCTGTTGACCAATCACGACAAACCGTCTCCGGCCGTTTTTCGCAACAGCAGTTTCTTAAAGGAAAACTACCAACAGCCGGAGACGGACCACTGGCAACCGCGCCAGTGGTTGAGTTGTCATGCGTGCGCTCGCGCCTTGGCGGTAGCAGCCTTCTTCTTTCCTTGGCTTTCCATCTCCGCCAGGAGCGGAGACTTCTTCGCCTCGTCGAACGCACGCAATGTCTTCTGTAGGCCACCATGCCAGTTGCCGAACAGCTTGACGTTGTCGTTAAAGATCTGCGTGTCCGGGTTGCGTTTGCGGAGAATGGCCCAGCCATGGTCGTTGACCTTGACCTCGCCGTCTCCATCGAATGCTACCTGGACGCCGCAGAGCAAGTGGTGCATCCATGCTTCACGCTGGACAACGCTCACCAACTCGGCATCCCACACGTCCTTGTTGAGCTCGATCACGGCCGAATACTGCGATGTCTGTACATCGAGATCGGAGTAGATCCGTGCCTTGCCCAAAGGCATGTTGCCGTAAGCGTCTGCCTTCCAGTTTGAGCGGAACGCGATCGCGATGTTCACTTCCGCGTCCTGAAGATCCTTGCGGTGCTTCTTGATCACTCCTTCCAGCAGCCGATAGATCGGCCTTCCTTCGTCGCTATCCTTGTCGACCAGGATCGACTTCACCTTCTTGATCTTCTTGCCGACCCCCGAATCGTCCGTGTCGTCGTCTTCGAAGTCGTCATCGTCGATATCATCATCCGTCGCCATCGTTACTGGCTCCTTTCTGTTGCTCCGGGGTGAGAGCGGTGGTGGTGGATTGCGCAGGCTTGGGATGAATCAGCAGGTAGATCTCTTTCCGGTGGACCGAGACCTCTTTGGGTGCGCTGATCCCGAGGCGAACTTTGTCGCCCCGGATCTCAACGACGGAGACGACGATATCGTCCCCGATTACGACTTCTTCAAATTCCTTCCTGGTCAGCACTAACAATGGAAACCTCCTTGTTGTCATACTTTGACTGCCGTGCCACGTATGCCATCCGCTCGAGCCGCAGGCACAATAGATGCGACTGCCCTCGAAGCTGACTTGCGATCTCCACCAGCATCGCTGAGGCACGTTCCGCCTCAGCGAGGTCTGTCTGGAGAAAGCTTTGGACCTGGCCAGGCAACTTCTCCAAGTCGCCCTTGATGACTTCCGCCATCTTCTCGATCAGGTCCTTCTCGATGCTCTCACCCAAAACGTTCCTCCTTTACAACTTGCCTTTTCGGTAATCCTTGACACGCCTGTCGATCTGTTTGACGAGCCGCTCCGCCTGCTCAAACGACATGTCGGAGAATCGCTTGACGCTGTTGGCCTTGAGGACCGCCTGGATCATCTTGTCGTTGTACTTCATCTCCAAGAGGCACTCGTCGATGAAGGCCAACTGCTCGGGACTGGCCAGTTCTCCAGGCGATACCTCTTCTGGCTCTGGTTCAGGCTCCGGCCCTGGTTCTCCTTCGGGCTCCGGAAGATCGGGCTCGGGAAGAACGTCGTCCTCGGGTTCCGGAAGATCCTCTTCAGGCTCTAGCTCTGGAAGATCCTCTTCAGGCTCTGGCTCTGGTTCCTTCTTCTTGGGCGGCGACTTCTTGGGCGGCGACTTCTTCTCCTCGGCCTGCTGCGTCTTCATCTCCTGCGTCAGCTTGCCAAGTTTGGAGTTGTCCGCTTTGGGCGTCACGTCGATCGTGTCGTCATCCTCGTCGTCGCCGAGGATGATCGACGCCGAGAGCGGATCCGCCGTGCGGTCGTGATCCTTATCAAGAGCCTTCGCGAGATCCGACGACATCGGCAGCAGTTTTGAGAGACGGCGAATAACCGTCTTCTTCGCCATCTCCTCGTAATCGGTCGCCCAGGGACTGTCGCTGAAAGATCCAGATTTCGAGCGTGCCCGGATGCCGTCGATCTGGCGACGATTCATGATCACTCGCTGGATGCCACCGTTTTTGAAGTGACAGATCGCATACGCGCCGACCACTTCACCGGGATCGTCATCCTTCCAGCGTGGAATGTGGTGGATCTTCTCGTTGTCACCGAGCTCGACGTGGAACTCGTCCTTGGAGTGGATGACATGTGCGGAGATCGACGATATCTCATCGGTGTTGCGTGCCAGTTTCATCAGGCCCCGGTAGCCGACGATGATCTGGCATTCCAGCTTGTTGGCCCGGCGATTGTTGAACGGGATCAGGTACGCTTCGCCGGTGATACCGTCCGGCATGAGGCCGAGCTGACTGCACTCGATGATCGACTTGTAGACCGTCTTGCGGTCGCAGTCGAGCAACTTGGGAGTCTTCGTCGCCGCCGTGATACAGACCCGGATCATCTTCTGCGCGTCGATGTGGGCGGGCAGCGCCTTCTCGATCTCCGAGATAAAATTCTTGTTGGTCAGCTCTGATTTGAAGGTGGTCAACTTTTCCTTGTAGGTGTCCAGTGCAGCCGTGCTCACTTACTTCGCTCCTCTCGTTAGTTGTCGAAACTCGGTCGGTTGCACGGTGTAACCGTTGCGGCTCACCGTCTTGAATCGATACACGCCACGCTTTCCCGGCAACACGCCGGTCTCCGCGTCTCCCAGCTCCGCCTTGATCCTGGCTTTGAGTTCTTCCTCCTCAGCCTTGAGACGTTTCACTTCCTCCTTGATTTCACTGAGACGCTCGTCCCACCCCAAAGCGTCGTCGGACAGGGCAATGATTTTCCCCTGCTTCTCCTTTGGGTAGATCCGCAGCAATGCTTCCACGGACGATGGCGACCCGTCGAACGCCGGCTGTTGCCGGTCGAGGACCATCGTCCAGAACTCGGTCTCTTTCTGCTGCATGATCTCGATGAAGTCTTCGTTACGCTCGATGTCGCAGGTCACTAGCGTGTTGCCGCGGATGAGGCATGCGATCGTTCCCCACTGCATGCCAGTGACCATCAGTTGATGCTGGACCTGGATCTGCCATTCGATTGGCGGATCGCACGCATACTCCTCGGGGTCCGCCTGAATTGATCCGGTCGCCTTGCATTCGAGGACGCCAGGTCCTTTCGATCGATCGACCTGCTCAAAGTCCAGGGTCGCGAGCAGGAAGTCATGCTGCGGATGCTGGTGGATGACATAGCGCCACTGGTCCTCGTTATGGACCACGGCGCGGCCGCTGATCTCTGCGTAGCGGGCGCCGATCGATGGCTCGTGAACGTGTCCCCAATACATCGCCTCGCTCTCTGCCTGCGGTTCGATGAGTCCCAACTTCTCCATCCATAGCGTCGTTGGGTCGAGCCACTTCGAAGCGCCGATGGCGGCGGCGGCATCCGAACCGCCGATGCCACCATTGCGTCCAGCGAGCCACTCCTCCCTGGTCTTGAACTTGAGCGTCTTTGGCTTGCGACTCTTGACAACCACTTACGCGCCTCCGTACTTGCGAGTGAACACGAGATTGTCCTTTGGGTCCCCTTCGTACCCGCAGATGTTGCCATGGAAACCGCAGGACTTGAGGAGATAGCACGCGGCGTCATGGAACGGGCAATGCTCGAATGGAAGCACCGCCACTACGCGGCGACGGTGATTGAGTTGCCGCTTGCAGATGTCGTGGATCAGCGCCTTGCCGATTCCGAGACGGCGGTGATTGGCACGGACACCGAAACGAAGGATTGTCAGCGACTTCGAATGGGATCGCCACAAGACGTAGCCGACAATCCTGCCGTGCATTCGTGCCGCAGTGATCTCCGCCTGCTTCATCGCGCGATAGAAGTCCTTCGCGGTGAAGGGTACGATTTGCGAGCTCTGGTCGATCACGACCATGGCGTCGATCGCTGCATCATCGAAGCGGTCGACCCGCTCGAGGATGGGTCGCTCCTGCGGCCTTAGCAGATTTCCGAACATGACCTGGCCCTCCATTACCTGGACGCGCGGAAGAGTGGACGAGCGAGGAATCGAACCTCGTATGCCCTGAAGATCGTCGTTCGGTGGAGAAGGAGTTCAACGACGATCTCAGCAGGACACAGCCTATCCAGACCCCATCCCTTGGTGGCTAATTCGACCGGATGATGTCACGAAGAGCGGTGCCCAACTTCTCCTTGGCATCACGCATTGCGTTGTCCAGCGCTTCCTCGGGCGTTTCCCCTCTTCCGCTGACGAAGGTGACATCCATGCCCGCCTTCTCCAGGGTCTCCTTGAGTGCCCCCTTGACGATGTCTTCGATCTTCTGGACTGGATCCGGGAACAGCTTCGCCACCTTCTGCCACGCTTCCCCAGCATCGATTCCTTTAAGGCTTAGTTCCTTGCCTTCCTCTGGAGAGATTCGCGTTGACGGCAGCGTCATGGAATACGCGATGCCGTCAATCGCCTTGTGAGCGAGGGACAACAGGAGCGTTTTCGCAGACAGCTCCGCTTCACTGTCTCCTTCGTTGGGAACAAAGAAGCTCATCTGGTCAGAGATCGCCGTTGCGATGCTGTAGGTGCTGCATGGGTGCGGACTCACCCGCTGCAGTTGGGTGTTCGCCAGCCGCGCCAGTTCGATCGACTTGATCACTGCCATGCGGATGACAGTCCTAGCCTCGGGCGTATTGATCGGAGTGTTCATCGAGAACCCTTAAAAGAGAGGAATTTGAGAAAGACAAAACGACCGGGGGCGGTTGCCCGCCAGAACAACGAAGGTGCGTCGTACACCGTTGTCGCCCCCGGTCACGAGAGCGGCATCGTGCCATGCGGCCACGCATTCATTGCGGCCAACTTCCTTGATTCTCGCTCGCGATATGCGTCCAGGGTGGGAGGGAACCACTACCACCCCGGACGGATCGCGGGAATTGAGGCAGGAACTGCGTGCCTCTGGATGGCTCGAAGGAAATGATCCACTGCTTGATGAAGGTAAAAAAAGCGAGCCGGCGATGGCTCGCGATGGCGCTAGGCCCAGGTGCGGGCGAGCGTATCGGAAAGCTTGGGGCGATTGCTCTGCTTGCGCTTGAGAAACTCGGACACGTACCGCTTCGTTGTTTGCTGGCTGGCGTGCCCCAGCAACGTCTGCGCCGTGGCCAAGTCGAACTTGTCGGCGATCTGCGTTGCCGTAGTTCGGCGAATCCGATGGAACGTGCCGTTCTCGATATCCAGCTCGGCCGCTCCGACCAGGATGCGGAAGTGGCGATGGAGTGTCGTCCACGTCGATCCAGGGTAGCGATCGTATGGCCAGCAGAAAACGTAGGTCCTCCGCTTGTCGATCAGCTCGCGCAGGATCGCGGCGGTCTCCTCGCTGATGTCGACCACTTGGTCCTTGCCCTGCTTCTGATACTCCGCGGGCAAGAGCACCGTGCGATTGCGAAGATCGATGTGCCTTGGCTCCAGGTGCATCGTCACATTGATCCGCGCGCCAGTGTCGTAGAGGAACAAGATTAGCGCCCGCCAGAACAGCCTGGAAGGAACGCCGTTGATCTTGCCGCAGAGACGGTTGATCGCATCGAGCAGCCGGCCGATCTCCTCGGGCGTCCACGCGACGGGATCCTTTTCGAGTTCCTTCAGACGCTTGAACCGCGGGGGACGCTTCACTTCCCCGCGTTCGAAGGCAAAGTTCCAAATCGCCTTGAGATGACGGCGCACCTTGTTGGCTGTTGGTACCGCCAAATTCCTTTCGCCGACCATCCACGACGCGAATCGATCCATCGCCGTATCGGAAAAGTCTTTGATTGTTGGCGGACGCTTGTTGAACTTGGACCAGTGACCGATGGCGATCCGGTACTGTTCGATTGAGCGGACTGACGCATCGGTCAGTTTTGCGTGGAGGTACTCCTCCTCGAAGAAGGTCTTGACGAGCATATCCGGGCTCCGTGTGTGCTGCCGAGCTGTCCGTTGCATCGGCGGCGAATTGCATGGTGGACTCGCGAGATTCGTTCCCGCGATTAGCACACTTGAGTATTGCCCGAACTTCCATGTGTTCCCGTCGTCATGAAGGAAATTGGCTTCCTACAGCATGCGGGGCAAGCCGCACCATCGCGACGATTGACACAATTACTTGAATGCTGCATCGGGAAACGAGAAAGGGGAGTGCTGTTTTACGTCCCTGTTCCCTGCGGCAATCATGGGCCGGTGAATCGCTGGGCGGGATTCATTTCCGCCCACCACCTGGACCCAATCGCGACAGGGATAGGTTTTAAGATAAATCTAAAAGAGATGCAAGCCCTTCCCGGAAAAAATTCGAGAAGGGCGAAGAAATGTCTTACGTGGCCTTAGCAGGCTTTCTCGAGCAGTCGGGCGGACGGTTGTGCCATGAGGGCATCGGTCGAGGTATCGAGGGCATCTGCGACGCGCTTGAGTCGGACAGCGCCTGGCTGGACCTCGCCCCCTTCGAGCGTGGAGATGAACACAGGATTGCAGCCGCTTCGCCGAGCGAGCTCGGAGCGTGACATCCCTTTCTCGATCCGCCGCTGTTGCACGTTGATCGCGATGTTTCGCGTTCCGGTTTTGTCGTCAAGCATCGTATTCATGCCTCGCATTCTAGGTGCCGAGGCCCGCGCGCATCAAGAGGAGCTGGCGCGCGTGCCTTGCAGCGAGGCCGAAAGTATCAGAAATGCCGGTTTTTCCGGGGAATTTCGGTGTTCCCCACTGCAGCGAGGATGACGGGACTCGAACCCGCAGCCTCTGGATCGACAGTCCAATGCTTGCGGATCCGGTTGAGAATCTTGTGCAGCTTCTGATGAATGCGCTGCTTAGTCAGGCCATGCTCGGCGGCGATGTCTGCGATCGTTTTATCTTCGTAGAAGTAGTCGATCAGGAGCAGGCGGTCTTTGATGCTGAGGCCGCGGCACGCTTCGCGGAACACGTCGAGGCGATCTTGCCTGGTTCGCTTATCGCGGTGGCAGGCGATCCGCTTGCCTGTCAATCCGTCGGTAGTCTCGGGCGATTTTATCGGGTAATACGACTTGGACTCTCGATCGTACTTCTGTCCCCTGATGAACGCGACCTCTCGAGCTACCGCCGTCTTGATGGCCGGGTAAGCATACCCCGCGAAGTAGGTGTTCTTTGTCGGCTTGAACGAATCGACGCACTGGATGAGCGCCCTGGTTCCAGCGGACTGTAGATCATCTTTACTGATGTAGGTCCAGAAGCCGAACCGACGCATCCGGTTGACGATCTGATAGACCAGCTTCATATTCGCCAGGATGATCTTCTCTCGCAGCTCGGGCGTCGGCGACTCCGCGTACTCTTTCCATAGCTCATCTCGTTCATCGCTCATGCGGGCAGGTTAGTGATTTGCCATCGCGCGCATCAAGCCCAAGAAACACTAAGAGCCGCCTCGTGAGATGAGACGGCTCTTAGCGCCAGACGCGCAACGACGAAAAGACGATGGCTAGTCTAGTGGACCATGATGATCGCTGTCAAGCGGACGCCGTGGATCGGCAGCGTAGTCCGCGGTACGCTCGTTTCTGTCAGCCAGCCTTGGGAACGGAACGGTCAGATGGCTAACCGCGGCCAGCCCGCCTTTCCTCTCACGGCCTAGATTGCCCGTCGCTCACCTCTCCAGGCTCAACCGGAGAGATGTCAGCAATCGCAATGGCCATACGTTTGCTGATCGGTTTATCTTTGCCATCGATGATGCGAATGTCAACCCGCACTTCATCACCCTTGCGGTACGCGCGTGACACCGTCTTGACAGTGTCCTCCCTGCAGCAGTCGACAGTGAACCGCATACCGACCGGGTAGTTGAGATTGAAGATGTCGCGGAGCGTCTCAAGGTCTCGCTTGAGACCGCAAGCCTTCGCCTTGATGCCGCGAGCGAACGTCTGCATTTGGCGATGCGGCGTTGGTTTGACTTCCCCGGTGAACGGAGCGAATGCTTTGCGGAGATGATTCATCGCGTGGCAGTTGATATCATGGATGACTTTCGCCTTCGCCACATCGAAGCCATCTTCCTTAACATAATCCTTGAACTTGTCCGCGAGTCCTTCGAACGGTGATTTCTCATCAGCCATTCATCGCCTCCCAGGCGTCATCGAGAACGCGGCCCACCTTACCCTTAGTGGCCCTGGAACGCTGCGGTAAAGAAATGACAATTGGAAATGAGCTAGAGCAGATCGCTAGGTATGACAACTCTAGCAGGTGGCCACGACAGAGCCGATGGAGATCGCGGCGGAAGATCGTTGCCCCTGGCCAGCCAGGCCAACGGCCCGACCGCCAACCGCCGTCGAACGGGAAGGCCAGCTCGATGCCAGGCCGAGCGAAGAAACGACCGAGGCCGGGCAGCCGGCACCAACGCCCACCGATCCGAAACCGCCAGCCGAAATTTTCGCCACACCGAACATCGCCAAATGCCTCCTGATCGAACGACCACGGCATCGTAGGCAAACCCACCCGCCGGCGTCAAGACTTTTTTTTCGGCCAACTCGAACCCGCGGTCGACGGCAGCGATCAACCGAGACGAGCTCGAGGCCCGGCCCGGACCCGATCCCCGCCCCGCCGTGGGGAGGCAAGAGAATTTTGCCTGGCGCCTACTTAGCGCAAAAGAACGTCTTTCTTATATCCTCTTAAAAACAAAAACCCCCCTATAATCCCCCCAAGCAAAAATGTGCGGACTACCTCGCACAAACCAAAACTGCGGAATTAGCGGCAAAAATGGCAAAAAGTGACAANNGTGCGGACTACCTCGCACAAAACGGTGATCCCTGATTTGTGCGACCTACCTTGCACAGAATTTCCAACTCATTAGCACACCAAGAGATGCGTTTGTGCAAGAAGGACCGCACAAAATTCCAATTTCCGAAGTTTTGTGCGGACTACCTAACACATTTCGATTTTGTGCAAGATGACCCGCACAAATTGTACACCTTAATGTTCACTATCCGGCAGTCATCGCGAAGCTGGCAATCTGACAACACACTGTTGCACCCTGCAAGAGAGCTTTGCTACCCTCGAGCCCACCAAAACACCCCTTCCGAGCTCCGAAAATTTCAGAAATTCCCAGGAAAGTTTTTTCTCAAAAAAATCCGGGAGGGGGACCTAAGGGATACTGGGCGCTTCGGGGGGTCAATCCGGCGGGTCCGAACGCAAGCCCCTATCAATATTGCAGATACGCGCCCCGAATACGAGCGCCTTCGTCCCGACACTTGTAAAAT